AGTGATCTTGAATCAAGTGCAGGCATTGACTTAATAAAAGTATTTGTTTTATTGCGATCCTGAACGTTCTCGATTGACAGAATTGCAAACTCAAGCCTTGAAGTAATAATGGTATCAATCTGAATGTCAGGCATTGCTTTTCTGCGGCGCTCAAGAATAGTTGCTTGCTCTTCTTCGTCGCGGCCTGTCATAAACTTAAATATGACTCGCTTTTTTGAAACAGGTAGAGTGTACTCAAACTGGTTTGTTCCCGGAGCAATAGGCTCAATTGTGAGGCGCTTAATATAGAGGTCTGATAGATCAAATGCGCTCGTTTGCTTGGTATTACACTCTGGACATGACACTTCAACACGATAATCGGCGCCGTAACCTGTAATTCTAATTGCAACGAGGAGCGCATTTCTGTCGCCTGCAATAAGATCCTTTGAATTAATGCTCTTGTCGATCAAGCAGCTATTAATAAGATGTGTAAGAACAGTGCCCTCTTTGATTAGTGCTCTGCTCATTAAAATATCTTCTTCTTGCGCAGTCATTGCCTTGATCTGGACAAGCTCACGATTAAAAAGACCGCTATTTTGTGGGTAGATCTTTCCGCTTGATGGTAAAGGAACACTTTCTACAGGCACCGTCCAGTTAAAGTCGTCCTGAAGCGGATTCGATCTTGGAATCTGATTAATGGCGTCTGAATTGCTTGCTTGAATATCGCGTTTGCTTGGCATAAAAGGCTCCCCGCCTATTCTAAAGCGAGGAGCCAATTGTTAAATTCAGTAACCTGTCTTGCTAAAATCAATCAGAACTGGAGAACGCAGTTATCAAACCGCAGTGAGAGTGACACTGTGACAACTTCATCGCCGCCGTAGTCAACATCACCAAACTTGGCGCTTTCAATAAACGCGCCCTTAATGTCCCAAAGTTCAACGACTGTGCCAATCGGGTCCAGCATTTTGAGCTGAATGTCACGCTTGTAGAAGTCTGCATACCCTGAACGGCCTGATACCGATTCATGATGCGTGCGTATCCATTCCATGACCTGCTGAGCGCCTGATGGTGCAATTGGGTCATGAAGGTCAACTGACATGGTGTCAAACTTTAGCTTGCTTGAAATGTAGCGTGTGGTGTTAATCCAGGGAATTTCTTTGCTGCCCATCGTGAAACCAGGACGAGCTGCTTTCTTGATAAGAAATGCATCGATTCCCTCGATTGCAAAGATCCAACGATGCTTTCTCTTCGGCTCAAACTTGTTAGGGAGCATGTCGGTAACTGACAGTGTCTCGGCCATTTTAAATCTCCGTATCTCTTAGTTACTAAGTATCACGTTGCAGATGATGCATTAACGACGAAATCAATTGAAATGAATTCTGCAGTCCTTACTGGCTGCAAGAATATCTTGCCCTTTATGGTGTTATTATCGACGTCAGCTTGAGTTGTAGTTGATGTATCGATAATGACCTTATAGCGTGTAATACCAAACCTTGTCTGTGCATCTTGCATGATAGGATTGACAAGCGCATTAAATCTTGCCAAGGTTGCCTGCGTGTTAGGCTCAAATAGCAGGCTATTTGCAACAGACCTGACTCTTCTTCTGATGTCGATGAGCAGTCTTCTTACATTTACTCGATCGAGAGACGATGTTGTCTTAAGAAGCGTCTTTTGACCCCAGACGACTGTCTGAGTTCCGGTGCTAAGCTTGACAATTGGATTAATATCAGCATCATAGATTGTGCCTAGTGACGCATTATTCTCTGTTAGCGGCACGGCGAGGTCGCTTGCCGGAACAACTCCGCGGGTGGTACCGGCTGGAGCATACCAAGGTGCGTATGTATCATTCTTAGCATAGGCAGAAAGGACCGCAACTGAAGGTGGAACCATGACTGTTCCGCTGCCGCCATCAGGTGAATTAACGCTTAAGTCTGGAAAGTATGCAGCTGCGAAGGATGTATTAAGGCCGCGCGAAGAAAAATCACTTACTGTGTTTGAAACTGAAACCACTTCTGCACTTGACGTGATGTAAGCATTTAATGCATTTTTTTGCTCGATGTCCATCAGGTAGAGCGCATCAAATCTATTCTCAATTGCAGAGATTGCGTAATTTGTAATTGCAGGAACTCTAATTCCTGGCATTGCAAGAAGCTGGATTGTAACGTCTGACGTAGAACCCATTACATCGATTGCTTTCTTGTATGCTGATACTGTTGGGCCGTTTACTCCGCCCTGGTTTGTAGCATCATCAATTTCTCTTTTTGCAGCGATATTGGTCAGGCTTGCCTTTTGCGAATCAAAGATGTTAGTTCCGTCGAATCCGCCTTGCATAAAGAATGTGAATGCAACATTATCTCGATTGGAGCTGGGTGCTGTTGTTAACAAGTCTGTGACTGCAAGTGCTCTTGTCTTGTTTGTTGGGTTAGGCACAATATTGCCTTGACGAATATAAGTTGCCTCTACCCAGTTGATTGATTCTGCTTTTCCTGGAACTTCACCTAATGCGCCAGTCGTAACTTGAATATTTTCTATTGAAAACTCATTATTACAGAATACGTTAGCATCAATTGAATTGTCAACAAAGAAATGCTTGCCACCTGTATCATACGATGGAAAGAATTTTAAGTAGCTCCCTATTGAGTCATTAATCGTTGTGTCTGCATTTGAGTCAGTAATGCTTGAAACTTTCTGAAATTGTGTTCCCCAAGTAAGGCCTGGACCGATTGTTGTAGTTGAGCCGCCTGCCACAATATCTTGTCTTACAGGAACAGGAGGAATAATTGCGCTTCCAAGAATACCTGTCTTGCCTGCCACAAGTAGTGGATCAGTTGAAGCATATGTTGAAAGCTGGCTTCCTGATGTAAAGACATACCCGTAGCCTCTAAAACCAGCAGGAATTGCATCTTGCGGTACATTTCCTGCTAAAAAGTCTTCTGACAATTCAATTCTAACGAAGTTATTGTTGACAGGATAGTCACCTGCGACGACAATCTTTTGACTGCCATTGCTTCTATCAAAATCAAAATAGATATTTTGATCACCAATAACTGATGCAATGTAATTTGTAGAGTTAGGATCTAACGTAAGACCCGTGAAGGGCCCCGGCAGCTCGGGAGGCCCCTTGGGGCTTTCCGGTCCAGACGGCGGAGGTGGCAGCTCAATGTAATTTAGACTTAAAGTAAAGGTTGGAAATGGATTTGCTGATGTTGCTGGAGAGATGTTACTAATCGTGACCTTTAGATTCCTTAACAGGTCAGGAGATAGATCTGTGTTTGCTGTCAAGCCGTCTGAAACTGAGTGCAGTCTAAAGAGATTGTATTTATTGCCGCCGTAATTTTGTGACGTAACGAATGGTGAAACTGGATGTGTGTATCGCTCTCTAAACTGTTCAAAATTAGGAGTTGTCGCGTTAGACGTGTCTCTTCCTATTGAAGAAGATGTTATAAATACTACATCTTGCTTTCCTGCGTCTCCAAGCGTTCCAGGATTTGTAATAATACCTGATCCTGTAATATTTGCTAGAATTCCTGGGACATCATACGATGCGTAAAGATAGTGTCCTGCCTCTTGAAGTTTTGAAGGATCTTTATTGAGTATGTTTGAAAAGTATGCAGAACCTGAATTTGTTGCCATTGACGACGTAATGACATTAGGCCAAGACTCAGATGAAATATGCCCGTTAAGAAACATAACAAATGCGCCATCAGCTGTGCTGATTGAGCCTGAAACTCCGTAACCTGCTGCTGCTGTAGCTGTTGGCGTGTTGCTTGAATTGTAATTTCCAGAAAGCGACAAAGCAACACCCGATGGCGTCATTATTACGCCGCGGATTATTGGTATTGCTGTTGTGCTTGTCTGAACGCCTGCCGATGAAAAATACGTTGATCCTGCAGATTCAGACATAAAGCAGCCTAGAAAGTATGTTCTTCCTGACGCACCGCCTGAAGTTGCATAAGGATTATTACCAACGATTCCGCTAGCACCAACTTGGTTTTCGCCTACAACAAATCCTGCGCGATTAACTGCACCTGATCCACTGCGTTTTTGACCGTCACCGGCACCAAGCACTCTAATAAACGTTGCACCATTATTTAATGCACCATTTAGCCACATGTTCACTGCAATTGGACCAAACCTGTTTCCACTTTCACCAAAAATTCCTGTAAAGCCTGGATATGTGCTAAAGTTCAGTGGGACGAATGCAGGTCCTTTTGCAGCCGTACCAATGACCCCGGCGGGGACGCTAGTCGATGTTCTTGTTGGCGCAGCCGAGTTATCAATTACTGTAATTGTTACGCCAGGATAAGGTAAAGCTGCCATTCTAATCGCCTCTTATAATGTAAATATTAGACAAACTCGACGCCTTCATTAGTTATGATAAAATCAATCGCAATATATTCAACTGCCTTGGTCGGAACTATAATAATTCGACCATTAAGCTTGTTAGCTTCAATATCGCGCTGCGTATTATTTGACTCATTCATGACTATTCTAAAGCTATCAATGCCGCTCTGTGACTGCACTGTAGCAAAACTTGGCGTCAATAGGCCTACAAATCTTGAACGTGTAGCAGGTGTGTTCTGCTCGAAAACAAATTGAATACCTATTGCTGTAACGATTCTTGCAAGCTCTATTAACAGTCTACGAACATTGACGCGGTCTAGCGCTGTTCTTGCAAGTTGCAGTGTCTTTTGACCGAATATGACATATCCTAGACCTGGAAATGCTGTAATTGGATTTATTCTTGCGTCATATAAATTGTCTCTATCTGCACTTGATAATCTGACTGCAAGGTTAACGACGCTTGATAGCGATGTTCGATTAAAACCTGCAGGTGCATACCAAGGATATGACTTGGCATCATTTTGTGCAAGTGCGCCTAGTGCTATAACTGATGACGGAACTCTAACACGCCTAGCTGCTGTTGTTGAATCATCGACAATTGAAACATCTGGAAAATATGTTGCCACATAGTTGTTATCAATGTTTCTGCTAACAAAATTACTAATTGTGTAATTAACGTCAGGCATTACAGTAGGTGAAAAGATTCTAAGGCCCACATCGGTATATGCAGGTATATCCATCAGATATAACATTCTTGATGAATTTTTTGTTAATCTTGCTGTATAATCTGTAAATGCAGGCTCTCTTATGCCAGGGACTGTAAGAATATTTGCTCGGGATACGCCTGGATCGGTCATAATATCAACTGCAGTATTGTT